AGTATTGTAAAGGTGACCATTTCAAAGCAGACGAGTACACCGACCCGAGTAGGCTTCGGTCTAGGCGCGTTTGTTTCAGAGGGTGCGGTATTTGCAGAGTTGATCAAGCAGTATGCTGATATTAACGAGGTAAATGCTGATGTAACTGCGGGACTGCTTGACGCAACCGCGCAAACAGCGGCTCAAAGGTATTTTGGCCAGGCCAACTCACCTACAAGGCTTTACGTAATCAAGAAAGGGGCGGACCGGGCACATGTGCAGCGGCTAACGTATGCTAGCGCTTTTGTCACGAGTAACACGGTTAATATAACCGTAAGCGGCGGCACTCCAATTGCCGAGCCTTTTGTAACCGACAGTGACACAACGCTAACCAACCTTGCGGCCACAATCGCAGGCGAGGGCAGTGTTGCAACGGCGGTTGTTGATCTACCTACACGGTCTATTCTAATTACAGGCACGACGGTCAACGTTAATGTGCCATTGACTGCACTTAGTGTAACGGGCGGAGCGTCCCAAACGACCTCAACCGTGACATTGGTTATTGCAGAGGACGAGGTTAAAACCTATTCCGAGTCAATTATTAGGGCGCAACTTGTCAACGACGATTGGTACGGGCTTGGAATAGAGTCTAAGGCGAAAGCCGACCAAGAGCCGGTTGCCGATTTGATCGAAGCATTAACTAAGTTTTTTGCTTACTCCACTTCGGACGCTGCGGCGCTTGACGCTGCGGACTCAACCGACATTTTGAGTTTGCTGCAAGCTAAAACCTATGATCGCTCACTTGGCCTTTACAGTGCTGACTCGGCGAATCACCCCGAAATGGGTTGGATGGGCGGGCAGTTGCCCAAGGACCCAGGCTCTATCACTTGGGCGTATCAAACCATCGCAGGTGCAGTTGTTGACTCGCTTTCTACTACACAGAAAAACGCTGTGCTTGGAAAGAATGGCAACACCTACGTACCGACTGCGGGGCTTAATATCACCGAAGAGGGTACGGTTGCATCGGGCGAATTTATGGACGTTATCCGAGGCATCGACTTTATTGTTGCGAGAATGCAAGAATTCATTTTTGCACTCTTTGTCAATCAAGAAAAAGTACCTTACACCGACGACGGCATTGTTTCAGTCGAAAACGAAATGCGTGCGGCCTTACAGTTAGGAGTAGGCAACACAATTATCACAGACGACTTTACGGTTACAGTGCCAGCAGAGGCGGACATTCCTAAGACGACCAAAGGCACACGAGTTTTACCAGACATGAAGTTTAACGCCAAGTTGGCGGGAGCAATTCACAAAACAGAAATAGACGGCGTAGTTACGCTTTAATCACGGAGGGTTTAAGAAATGGGAAAATTAGCGACATACGACCCGGCCAAAGTCTCTTTGATTATTGGCGGGCACATTGTTAAGGGCTACGCAGACGGTACATTTATCACCGCTGCTAGAAACAGTGACACTTGGACGCGTTCGGGCGGGGCAGACGGTGAGCAAACCAGAGCCAAGTCAAACGACAAGAGCGGTATTTTCACTTGCGTACTAATGCAGTCCTCGGACTCCAATGCGGTGTTGCAAGGCATCTCTCTTGCCGACGAGTCAAGTAATGCGGGACTCGTTCCTATAATGTTGAAAGACAACAACGGGAGTGAGATTGCAAGCGGCGAGCTTTGTTGGAACCAAAAACCATCAGACAAAGGCTTTGGCAAAGAGTCGGGCGACCGGGAATGGGTTTTTGAAACAGGGGAATTAATTTATGCAGGCGGCGGTATCGCGGCCTCAACTAAGAGTGAGTAAACTTTGAAAGGGATCGGCAATGCGTACAACAAGTGACTTTAAAGTGGGGGCACATGAATACCAAGTAAACATGTGGCACCCCGACAAAGCAATTGAAAATCTAACATGGCTAACTAAGCTAGCGGGTGAGCCGCTACTTGCAGTATTTGTAAACATTGGTTCCATCGAAGAGCTAATGTCCTCGGACGTGGACCTACGGTTACTAGCCCCCGCAGTAAAACACCTCTTTCAAAGCCTAAACGAAAAAGAAGTTGTGTTAAAGGTAAACCAGTTTACCGAGGACATGCTTTGTGACGGTGCAAAAGTTGTGTACGCCTCACATTTTATGGGTAGGACCGGGCACCTTATGAAAGTAGTTACGGAGGTATTAAAGGCGCAGTATGCGGATTTTTTCGACGAGATCCCCGCAGGCATACTAGCAAGCGGGACGCAAAAAGCGGGGGCAGGACAGACGACGACAGATACGACCCCGGCACATTAAACATTAACCTGTTTAAGTGGAGGCCAATTTTAAGGGGCATCTGTACGTTAGAAGAGTATGACAAGCATTACTCGCTAACGGATTTATTGGACGCCAACGAAGCTTTGGATTTAATGGACGAGCAAGAAGAATGGGCAAACAATAAATCACAGGACGCGATAACTGCAAAGAGGTTAGAACAAGGCCATGCAAGTAATTAGAGGGAACTATGGCAACGGTACGGGAGTTAGTAACTAAGTGGGGCTTTAAGGTTGACGATAGACCTTTACGCCGCATTGACTCACGTATTGCTAATGTCAAGAAATCTCTAAACGGCCTTGCCTCACTTTCCACAAAAATAGGTATCGGTTTCGGCGTGCTTTCATTTGGCATCGGGCGCTTACTGCGTGAGGCCGGTGATTTTGAGCAAGTCGAAATTGCATTTGAAGTCCTTACCCAAAGTCAGGAAAAAGCCAAGCGGCTAATGTCGGACTTGATTGACTTTGCAGTCAAAACCCCCTTCACATTACGAGGTGTAACTGATTCGACTAAGCAACTACTTGCTTACGGCATTGAATCAGAAAACATGATTGATACACTCACGGCCCTCGGAAACGTCGCGGCGGGTGTTGGAAAAGACAAACTACCACAGTTAACACTTGCATTCGGTCAAGTACGTGCAGCGGGTCGCTTACGCGGCCAAGAGGTACGGCAATTCACCGAGGCCGGTGTACCTATCAATGAGTTGATCGCAAAAGAGTTTGGCATTGCTGGCAGTGAGGTCCAAGACTTCGTTAGCAAAGGCATGGTGAACTTTGAGCGTTTTAATAATGCATTCCAAGACATGGCCAACGGTACCGGACGATTTACCGGGCTAATGGAAAGACAGTCTAAAACACTACTAGGGGTGTACTCAAACCTTAAAGACGCAATACAGGTGCTTGCAATTCAGGTCGGCGGTAGTTTGGTACCCGAGGCTACTGAGTATCTTAACGTTGCGATTGAATGGCTCAAGGTAAACAAAGAACTCATACGCGTCAACGTATCAAAGAGCGTCAAGGTTCTCGTTGACGGTATGAAAAACATGGTCAAAGTTGGGCGAGCCGTTGCCCGCGTACTGGGCGCTGTTATTAACAGTGTGGGCGGGTTTGACAACGCTGTAAAAATACTTACAACCTCCCTTGCGGTACTGCTTGGGCTGCGCGTGCTCACATTCATGGGTAATATAGGCATTCTCGCGGTGTCGGGTGCGAAAAACTTACTTGTGTTTGTAGCTGCAAGTCGTAGCGCGGCCTTTGCTTTGTTCGCAATGCAAGCCGCAGCACTGGCATTACCTATCGCAGTTGGCGCAGCTATCGCGGCTATGTTTCTAATCATTGAGGACTTTATTGTTTTCATGCAAGGGGGCGACTCACTCATAGGGTCACTCGTTGATAATTTTGACGAGGGCGGGCCTGCATTCCTCAGAGCATTTGACAACTTTGAAAAGCTAGCCTTAGCTAAAATCAGTGAGTTTTTTGCAAAGGTAAACAACTTTATAAGCGGTGAGGAATTCGCCGACGATCGTAAGCGACTAGCCGACGGCCTACTAGCAGCACTTGACGTTGCAATTGTGGGCTCGACGCTACTTGCCAAGATCGGTTTTAGTATAGGGCAAGCAATCTTTGACGGCGTAGTTGACGCATTCATTGAGGGCTCACCCAGGTTAGCGGGTTTCCTCGGGCTAACCTCCGACAGACAAAGAAAAAGTAAGCGTAAGTCTGACACTGCGCGCCAAGGGGTAACGGGTGCCGCAGGGGCAATTAAAAAGTTTGGCTTAGAGGACGCAAGCAAAGCATTTAGTCCCGAGGACATTGCCAAGGCTCGACAGTTTACAGAATCGCCCGCAGGTAAAATTATATCTGCGCTACAAAAGCGCAAGCGTGATGTAGGGGGCAGTGCAATTGATTTTGCAGACCCGAGCGGCAAGTTGGGCGCGGCTCTTGCCGACGGCATTATTGAACTATCAGAACTACAAGAGGTGTCAGGCTCACTAAAAGAGCTTAGTAAACTTACAGGCGTTGACACTCGCCAACTAATATCGGGTCGAAGCGGCACACCGCTCTCGCAAAAAGGACGAAACGCACAAGCGCCTATCAAGTTTGAAACTAAAGTTGAAATTATAGGTTCGGGTTTGAATGAGGACCAATTGGAGCAAGCAGTCACCAAGGGGGTTAATGCCGCCCAAGAGAAAACGGCACGAGATATTATGGAAGAAACTCAAAGCGCAGTGGTAAATTGATATGTCTATAGTCGGATTTTTAACAGGTAGCACACCACAACGAGTCGTAATTAGCCGCGACGAAACAGGCGCGCCCGGTTTGACTCTTGACGCGGCTATTAGTATCAACCCAACGCGTCAATTGAGCATAACTAAAAACCCCGTGGAGTCCGGCGGATTTATCACTGACCATGCTACATTAGGCAACTTGTCTTTCAGACTTGACGGTATTGTTTCAGAGGCCCCATTACCTACCGGCCTTTTGGCCAGTGCACTTGGAATACTCGCAGGGGCCGCAGGCGGTGCAATCGGGCAACAAGTTGGCGGGCTATCCGCCACGGCTTTAACGGCGGCTGTTTCCATTGGTGCAACTGCGGCAGTAAACTTTGCACTATCGCCCGACATTCCAAGCGGTGCGAGTCTTGAATTTCAAATGGCAAACCGCATATCGGGCGATACCGATTTCCCACGTAAGGCTTGGATGTACCTACTTGGCATGCAGCAAGATCGCAACCTTATAAAAGTTGTCACTAGAATGATGACTTATACCAATTTGCTACTTGAAAGCGTGAACAACGTACAAACTATACAAAACGGAAAGTCGTTAATGTTTTCGGCAAACTTTGAGCAAGTGCAAATTGTTAGTAGCGCGAGCGTGTCCTTGCCTGAGAATGTTTTGAGCGATACCGCAACGGGTGCCGCGAGCAAAGCAAACCTTGGCAAGCAGTCCACAGGGGCGGCCACAGAGGCGCAAAGCGGAAACGTGAGTACATTAAAAACATTAGTCAATAGCTTTGGGAGTTAGGACTTGGCAACTTTAACCATACCAGT